AATACCAACACGACGCTGACTATCTTGGTTCATTGGAATAATCTTTCCAATTTCGCACTCGTAAATAGCACAAATACAATGAAAAGACCAATATTCTGCCGAATCTAAAGAATCAAAAACGAATAGAAAGGGATTTCCATTATCAGGAGGAAAAGTCCACCTATCTTTCATGTATCTTACACTTTTTGCAAACTCTGGATTTCCTGAATATAGCTTCTTATTACGCCTACGCACAACTTTGTAATATTTCATTTTCTATACCTTTTTAACCTTGTTCTTGGCAATATCATATGCCTCTGACATGTTAACACCTGTACCACCAGAACGGAACGAACGTGTGTGGGCAGACAGAGCACAGTAGGCTGCCTGAGTACCCACACTGTTAGCGGTGTAGTTACAAGTACTGGCACTAACCACACCAAGACGACCACCTTCGTCAAATGCATCCTGATTTGCACCAATAAACACAAACTCCCAACTCTTCTTGCTCTTCTGCTGCTCAATCTTCTCTTTAATCTGCTTTTTTGTAAAGTCAGTACTACAATTCTCAAGACCATCTGTAATAATTGCCATAATAACTTTCTTAGGCTGTTGCTTCTTTGGTGTTGCATCAATACGAGTGTTAACGGAATCAATAGTACGACCAATAGCATCCAACAATGCTGTGGAACCCGCTGGAACGTAGGACGCATCACTAAACTTTGAAACATTGGCAATATCACAACCATTATATACTAAATCGTAACGCTCATTAAAAAGAACCAAAGAAACCTTGATATTCTTGCCTAGCTTCCTCTGCTCTTCCAATAGCGTATTAAATCCACCAATAGTATCAGAACGAGTGGAATACATCGAACCTGACTTGTCCAATACTACAACTAGCTCAGTCAATCCAGTGTACTTTTTCCTCTTAACTACTTGCTTCTTTTGCATTTTCCACTCTCCATTTAATTTCATTAAAATTAATTCTGCACCCACACTTTCGCAACTCTTTTGCAGACGGATATGAAGCTGAAACCCAAGTCTTAAACGTTTTCGACAGAAAACTGACTATGCCACCTTCAATTTTGTAAAACCAACCCCTAAAAGAAAAATATTCTGGCTCTGCCTTCTTCTCCCCATTCTCAGGTTGCATGACGAGTTTTACGACTTTGGTATTTTTATCACCATAGCAAAAATCTCTTGCCTCACGGCGACTAACAAAAGTGTTAGTAAGTAAAAAACCCTCAACGAAGTCATATACTCCCCAAAGATGTTTCATTTTTACTCTCCTTATCTGACATTATACAGGCTTAAAATGTATTGTCAAGAAGAAAATCCACAGCGTTTTCGCCAAGCCTCTTCAGCTTTTTTAACAGCATAATATTCATCGGTTCTTGTGTGACAATAACAGCACTCAATGTAATACAGAATGACTTCTCTATCCTCAATGGTATATTCAGAGTTTCTAACTCGTCTTGAATGATTACAGCCACAAAAAGGACATGCTTTACGAGTCATTGGAATCTCTGCTCAAACTAAGAGTCTGCCTTCGTAAATTCTGAATTCCTCTTACCAATTTTAAACTTATACCTGTAACATTTAAATTTAAGCATATTATACCCACTTCTCTAAACAGTATTATACAAACCTGTAATCATTTGTCAAGGAGAAAATGCCAGCTTTCTTGCGTAGCTATCATAATCTGCCTGACCGGGGTTATAGAACAGCATTCTATTGTAGTCCGTGTGAATTTTAAAAATTTGTCCACACGAAGAGTCTCTAAACGCATCTAAATAAATTCTCATTAGATTTGCTTTTCTCTCAGCATCAGTCACATTTAGTGTAGCCAAAAAGTCAGCAACACGTACTTTAGAATAGCAGTCGGCCAAATTTTGTCTTGTGTACACAAAATTTTCATCGGTTCTAGGATTGGAACCTATTGGTGCTCTAGTAACTTGTGATGCTGTCCACACAACCACATTATAAGTATTTGCAATGGTTTTCAAATCCCGATAAACGGATTGTTGATCCAAATATGTATTACCTGCTGCATTGGATCGCGGAGATAACAAATCACCATAATCTACAATAACCACATCTGGTTTAAAGTTATATTTTGCAAGATTGTCCAATTCCTCCACAATGTGCAGGGGAGTCCTATCAAAATCCAGCATATTGCAGACTACTAATGAATTCTGATACATTTCATAGTTTCTATATGCCGCTTGTGGAATACTATTATGAACTACGTCAGTGTATGGCTGTAATAAAAATCGTGAATCGTATCTATCGTCTGTCTGCCCCTCACGTCCCTCAAGGTTAATGTGCAGCACCTTATACTGTCCACGGTATTTCATACAAACATATGCACCAACGTTCATTAGGAAGATAGATTTACCAACTTTTGCGTCGGCTACAATTACTCCCATTTCACCTTTGGCAAGACCACCATTTGTCTGACTGTCTAATTGGAATACACCCATCTCAATACGTTCTACACCCTGCTCAAAGCAACTTCTACGAATTATACGTTTTTGGACATCATCAAAGAACCATGTGCGCTTAGGTGGTTCCAAGCTAATTTTATTACATACATCAAGGACTTCTTGATTGGTTTCCAACGCACCATCAATATCATTCTTCTCATACTGTGATTTAATCTTATCATATCCTCTTACGAAGATATGCCGCTTTATAAATCGTGTTAAATTGTCAAGCAGATACTCTTTATCTGCTGAACTATCAATATCCCGTACCTCTTTAAGCACCACAATGTACTGTGGCCACTGATCTTGTGGAAGAGTCTCTTGAATAAAATTAATATAAACGTCTATGGTAATACCTTTATCATACTTTTTATAATACTCCACCATCTTCTTGTAAATCCATTGCAACTGCTCAGTATCGAAAAACTGAGGCTTAGTATGCTCAATAATTCGACCAAGCATCAATGGATCATTCAACAACAAATTGAGTAGCTTCTTTTGAAACTCAATACCAAACGGAAAGCGTTCTTCGTCTGCCATTATTCCCTCTTCTTCCAATGCTTGGACATAACATGTTTTCTCTCTACAGCACACATATTTTTTATTAATGAATTTTTAAATGTAACGGTAATGCCTAGCACATTACTATGAGCCTTAATAGGACCATCATTTTCTTTACCGGCTATCTCTTCTTCATAATCGCAAAGGTGACATTTATATTTTGGCATTATTAACTCTTTCCATCAATCCTTTACTTTTGTGCTTTATAGATTTTGATTTATCCGATTCTCTGCAATTTGAAAATATTTTGGCAACAATTCAATTCCGATGAAATTTCTATTAAGTTTTTTACAAACGACACCAACCGTTCCTGTTCCCATAAACGGATCAAGTATGCTTGCACCCGCAACAGAAAAGTTTTTAATAGAAACTTCAACTAATTCCTCTGGGAATGTTGCTCCGTGAGTTTTATCAACTTTTACACCTCTTTTAATTTGCCATAAGTTTTGTAAAGTTCCACGGGCAAACTGTGCTGTATTAAATTTTCTTGATTCTGGGTGACTATTTTGAAAAACCAAAATCACCTCAAACCTGCTATTTAATACTTTTTCTCCTATTGCTGGTTGAGCATTAATCTTATCCCAAACAATAAATTCTTTGATTTTATCGTGGAAATGTCCAATTAGTTTGTACAAAGCACTTTTATTCCCTGTAAGAAACTGAACATTATAGAACACTAAATCCGAAACCCTCAACAATTCTGAAATCACACGAATATTAAAATTGAAGTAGTCTTCCATTGGTAAATTATCAGCATATCCTTCATATTTTGTTGATAATTCTTTTACTATTTGTCTAGAACAATGCAACCCATTTCTAATACGAAGATTCATGTTGTACGGTGGTGATGTGACAACAAGATCAACACTCCCATCAGGAATGTCTTTCATCTTCTCTAAACAATCCCCCAATATCAACTCAATCTTTGACAGTTTTTATCTCCTTTCAACGCACGAAGGAAATCATCTGTTTGTATTAGCTCTTCATCAGGATTTACAACTTGATTCACGTACTTTTCTTTCTTTTCCAATAATGTACGAACCCATTCATCCACTGTGTCCTCGCAATTAAGAACAATCAGAGTTGATGTACCCTTTGCATCACGTCTTTGAATTCTCCCACGAGATTGTGTTAGAGTTAGAAGAGACAGAGGTTCATCTAAATATATGGCTGTTCTAGCTATACCAAGATTTGAACTTGCTGAAAGTTCATCATCTAAAATGCTTGCCAGAACCCTACAACTCGACTTGGGATTTATGAAATTCTCTAAGTTTTTAGTTCGTTGTTCAATAGTCAAACCATTAGCAATACCTGCATTTAATGCTGCTCCGTAACCCTCTGCATACTTATTAACTAGCATATCCAATGCGGGTCTAAACGATGACCACACAATGACTTTCTGTTTCTTATCCCCTAATATTTCAGCTAATAGTTCGTCCAATGCCTCAAATTTAGCCGACTTCTGACCCTCACCAAGGATAAACGGATGCACTAAGTACTGTCGTAACCGCAATGTTTTGGTAATGATGGATTTAAGATTCAACGCTTTAGACGGATCAGCAGCAATTTCCTTGTAGGTTTCTTCCTTGATCTTATCATATACTCTACGTTGATCATCACCTAGCTCAATCTTATTAATAGACAACATTGTATCTGGAAAACCTTCTACATCATCATGGGTTTTACGATAAGTCCACATATCTACCATATATTTCAGTTGTTCTAAGTTTTTGTATCCCTTGATAATAGGTATTTTGTGCCTACGTCCTCTTGGCTTAATTAAAATTTTAGTACAAAAGTAATTCTCAAAACGTGTCTTTGCTGGAACTATCAAAGGATTTAATATTTTGAGAATACTATAAACCTCAATTGGACGTTCTGCAACAGGTGTACCTGTCAAAGCATATCGGTATCGAGGATTCCATGAGGACATAATGGCATGAATAGCCTCTGATCGTTTAGCATTCATATTTCTAAATACGTGTGCCTCGTCTAACACTACAAAATTAACAGGCAATGCACATAGTGCACCCACTACCAACTCTGACAGAAGACAATCATAATGCACCACGAGCAAATCCTGCATAAACCCATCAATGTCTTCCATCACCTTTTCAGTACCATTACGTACAATTTTATAAGAATAATTGGTATGTTTTATAATTTCATTCTTCCAAGTCAGCTTACCATTGTTAGTAACGAATATTACCCCTGTAGAAACCTTCTTCTGGGTAGATAAGAGGTTAAATGCGGATAATGCTGATAAAGTCTTACCAATGCCCACAGAACAAGCATTAATGCCCTGTTCTCGATAAAGCAGAAAGGATGTTGCTGACTTCTGATCGAAATATGGGGTTGACTTCAAATTTGTAATAATTTGATCATTATACTTACCATTCTTGTAATTATCAATTTCTGATCGTAACACTATGTACTGCTTGCAAATATCCAATGCTTGGTCCGTATAACTGAAATTGATTGAAATATTAGACTTACTCAATAAATTACGTAGAATAAAAAAATCACAAATGGAAGATGTGTATTTACCATCTCTCCCAATTTTAAAAGTCAACAATCCTTGCAACAAGGCAAGGATTGTCGGACTGTCACACTGTTCTTGTTGGTAGGAAATCAAACAATGCTCCGGTGAAACAGATAATTGCTTGATTTCCTGAATAATATCAATTAACATTATTTAACAAATCTACCTTTAATGTCCGTTTTCGGTTTCATAACGTCATCAGCTTTGGAAAACCAACTCTTTTTCTTCGTAAGTGTATTCCTTGGTTTTACGACCTTTATTACGTTTGGATGCTTCTTAATTCCATGCTTCGTTAGTCCTTTTTTATTCAAAGGAATACCTGCCTGTTTTTCTAAATCCTCAATGATACTAAGGGGAGAAAAACGTGAAACTTTTGCACTCTCATTAATATTTGCAGTAATAACTGGTTTACCAGCTTCTTCAGGAAAAAGTTTCTCAAGTTTAACAAGAGCTTCAGTTAAATTATAGCACATTTTGGGTGTAAAGACGCTGGAGAAGAATTCTAACAAAATAGCATCACTCTGCATCCGTGCCTTGTTTGTAAGTGTCTTACCCAAT